GTTGAGCCACAAAGCGAAAGGACATATTTTAATGCTACTCGAGGGGATAATAGACAGAATAACTAGAGCGTTTGATAACGCCACTATACCTTCTACCTATGATACTTCTCTCGAGGTGAGAAAAGAATACGCTTATGACCCGTCAGCTTTTGGACTTCACGGAGATAAGTCGGGGTTTTCTTCGTATGACTGGTACGCAAAAGAAGTTCGACTGGCTGTTTTTCGAAGGAAAGTCTATGAAGAGTATGATATGATGGACACCGAATCCCCGGAAGTGTGCTCAGCGATAGACATCTATGCTGATAACTCTACACAGGGAGACGTCACTACAGACGACATCGTAAACATCGTGACCCAGGACAAGCGGGTAGCCGAACTTTTCTTAATACTAAAAAAAGAGCTCGGAATTGACGAAGACACCTGGTCTATAGCAAGAAACATAGCAAAGTATGGAGAGTCTTTTGAGGAAATTGTAATAGACGAAAACAATAACATTGTCCGACTCAAAAATCTGGACGGGAGATACGTTCGTAGAAATGAGGACAAATATGGAAGACTCATGAACAAGGCGTTTACCCAGTTCAGAGAGGGCACTGAGGTAGAAGAGGCTGAATTTGAAAAGTGGCAACTTGTTCACTTTAGAATGCGTAAAAATAGAAACAGTAAGTATGGTTCTGGCATTCTGTACCCTATTCGAAAAGTTTATAAACAACTAACTATGATGGAAGATGCTCTTGTTATAGGGAGGCTCACCAGAGCCCCACAGAGATACGCTTATCTTGTGGACACGACTGGAATGACCCCCGCACAGTCCAGAGAGCACATAAACGAAGTAAAGAGAGACTTAAGAAAAAGAAAAACAATAGACCCTATAACCGGGAGAATGAACGTAACGTATAATCCTATGAGTCAAGAAGAAGACATTTTCGTATCTGTGAAAAACGGGTCAAGAGCTGATGTTAAGACTCTCCCGGGGTATATTAATACGTCGATGTCAGACATCGAATATTTTCAAAATAAACTTTTTTCCGGCATAAAAGTACCGAAGGCTTACGTAGGACTTGAAAGGGATTCGAGTTCCAAAGCAACGCTGACAGAGCAGGACGTTCAGTTTGCCCGCTCAGTAAGAAGAGTTCAATGTGCTCTTCAGGGCGGATTAAAGCAAGTTATAAACCTCGCCTTAATCCTTAAGGGGATTGCCCCGTCCACAGTGCATTATAGTCTCAAGTTCCCACTTTTAAGCACGATAGACGAGCTAAGGAAGTGGCAAATATATCAGTTAAAAGTAAATATAGCGGCCACCTTGAAACAGGCGGTTAATATTCCGAACAGGTGGATATACAGAGAGCTTTTAGAAATGAAAGAAAAAGACATAGAACAGCTTGAAGCGGAAACAGAAGAAGAAATGAAAAAGAACGCCAAACTGCAGGGGGAACTGAACACACAGGCCACCCAGCAACAGGGAGACCAACAGTTACAAATGCAACAGAAACAGTTCGATTTACAGATGAGGCAACAAATGCAGTTACAGCAAATGCAGGGGGTAATGGCTACACCCGAGACTAACGAACCTGTTCCTGTGCCGGAGGTTAGAGTGTTACCCCCGGTGGGAATGTTGCCACTATCGGAAAAAATGATAGGCAGAATTAAAAGACAAGAAAAAACTAACTTAAACAACCTGAAGATGTTTGTAGACTGGGGTTTACGAAAAGAAATAGATACTGAGCTATTTGAAGAAGACTTAGTTACTGTATGAGTAACCCGAGATAAAGGCAGTCTTAAAGGAAGGAGACAGAAGAAATGCGAGAGCAACAGGAATTAGTCGAGTTTTTCGGTCCCGACTGTATTCATTTAGTAGAGGAAAAAGAAGAAGAAAAGACCCTCTCTGAAGGGCTTGATACAAAAAAACCTCTTAGAATTCGCGGAGTGGCTGGAAAAGCCAACATAATAAACGAGAACCGTCGTCTGTACTCTGCAGACGTGTATGTAACCTGTATAGGAAAAGCACAGAACAAGCTACAGGCCGGAAAAATTCTGGGAGAAGTTGACCATCCCTCAGCAGGAAGTGCAGGCTCTCTTCAGAGATGTGCCGTGAAATTCGACAAGCTTTACATGGACGGAGACCTCTTTAAATACGAGTGTATTGTGCTCCCCACACAAAACGGCGAGCTACTGGAAAAACTCCTGAGGTCGGGCGTTGGCTTGAGTAACTCGACAAGAGGAATAGGGGATGTTGAACTTAAACGCACAGAAGATGGGAAAGAAATAGAAATAGTTAAAAATTACGAAATACACGGAATTGACTTTGTGATTGAGGGGTCTAATCCTTACGGACGCCCCGTAGCATTTGAGAACAAAAAGACCCCGGAAACAACTCAAGAGGTATCCCCCGATGCGGAAGTAACCCGGGCGAAAGAACAACCCTGTCTTGACACTCTCCGAGAGAATTTAAAGCAGGAACTTTTTGCGGAATTGAAAACTGCTCTGGAAGAACAGAACGCTTCTGTTTCCAAACCCGCACTCTGTGAAAATCCCGGAGAAAAAGTTGCTTCTACAGAAGATTCAGGAGTAACCGAAGCAACTTCCGAGGAGAAAGACACAAGCCAGGCAGAGATACCTGCAGAAGCAATTGACGAAGAGAGAGAAGAAGAACAGGAAATTATGGAAAGTGAAATGTTTAGCATAGAAAAAGACATAGAAGAAGTGGAGGTGAACAACACAAATAGTAATTCGGACTTCACAACAGAAATTATAGAACAAACTAATATAAAGGAAACAAAAGGAGGAATGGTGATAATGACCCTGGAACAATTAAAAAAGGAACACCCCGACGTAATAACTATGCTTGCAGAAGAAATCGAGACAAAAGTAAAGGCAGAACTTGAAGAAGAAGCAGAAAGAATTCTCGCCCAGCAGGAAAGAGAAGAGAAAAAGATGCTTGCTATGAGGGAAAGTCTTTACACTGACTTAATGAGCCAGTTAGAAGCAAGACTGGACACAAAGTTAGAAGCAAAACTCGAATTAGCTAAAGCAAAAAAGAGCGATACCCCTGCAACTATAGACACCGCTTACGACAAAATGGGTGTTGTGGAGAAAAAGTGCTCTGAAGAAGAGGAAGCTCCAGAAGAAGAATCCGATGACGAAGGTTTTGAAAAATTCAAAGCCCTCTTAAAGAGGAAGAAAAAGGCTGAATCCAGACTTGCTGACCTTCTCGGTATGCTTCAGGAAGAAAAAGATGAAGAAGCTGAATGCGAAGTTTGCGGTAATCTGGAAAGTGAATGCGAATGTGGAAAAGAATGCAAAGTTAAAAAAGAATCTGTTTCTGCCACAAAGAAGTTCATAGCCAAAGAAAAACAGGCTGTTAAAGTTGTGACAAAAAACACACCAGATTCTGAGAAATTAAGAGTTGGTAAGACTCCCATAACCCCAGAAGAATTAGATAATCAGCCTGACGAAGAAGAAACCGAAGTAGGTATGACTTACGGAGAGGCAGACCCTCCAGAACCTACAAAGGCATCTAAAAATCTCTACACCCCAGCAAAGAACGAAAGCGTAGACATCGACGCACTCAAAGCACAGCTTAATGAAGCCACAGCTAAACTTCAGATACTGGAAGAAGAGAAAAAAGTTAAAGAGGGTATGGCAAAAAGAGCTAAAGCTATCGAAGAAGAACTGAAAGACTACAAACATAGAGACATTCTTCGCCCCCAGTTAGAAGAATGCAAAACCGCAGACGAAGTAAAAGCCTGCAGTAACAAGTATAAAGCTCTTATCGAAGGTATAAAAGGCCAGTCAGAACAGACTGCACCTACAGGACAGGGAGCTGTTGTGAGTAATGAAAAAATAGGTACTACAACTGCAATGCTCAACGAAGACAATTATAGAGCACTTGAACTCAAAAGACAGCGTGCTCTGGCCGGTTTAAGCGGAAAATAACTAATTTATAATAAATTTTAAGGAGGAATGACATACAATGAGACCCGAAATTAAATCACGTGCAGTCCATTTAGACGAAAACAGAGTACGCCAGGAAAAATGGGCACACCTCACAGAAGGATTAAAAACTGAGTATGACAGAATTGTGTTAGAGAACCTTCTCGATAACACACAGAACTATATGCAATCCCTGGAAGAAGCTACCACAACTGGAAGTTTCCCAACCTTTACAACCTACGCTTTCCCACTTATAAGAAGGGTGTTCCCGGCTCTTATAAGTAACGAGCTGGTAGCTACTCAGCCTATGCCAATGCCTACAGGTCTGGTATTTTACCTTGACTTTAAGTATAGCAATTCCCTTGCCCCAACAGTTGCCCAGGATAGAATGGACATTCAGAGATACGGAATGACCTCCTATTCTGACAGAGGTAAGTTTAATCCTTACTACGGCACAGGAGCAAGAGGGGAAGTTCCCTCAGGAGCTGTTGACAGCTCAAACAAGAACTTCTCTTGTTTAAATCATCCAATCAGAAACCTGGTTGTCTATGTAGATGCCGTGATAGCCCCTATGGACTCTTATGACCTCAGTGCAGGTACTTTTGTCCTTCACACAGCACCAACCACAGGTTCCACTGTCACAGTAGATTATGACCTTTCTTTCGAGGGTTTGGATAACAGTCCCGAAATCGAACTCGGAATAACTCAGGACAGTGTCGCAGCAGAAGAAAAGAGACTTAAAGCAAGATGGACACTGGAAGCACAGCAAGACCTGATGGCCTATCATGGTCTTGATGCCGAGAACGAACTCATCACCTTACTCGCTGATGAAATCAGAAGAGAAGTTGACCGTATGATAGTAAATGACCTTTACGCAAATGTAGGTCATAATGTAAACTGGAGCAAGACCTACAACCCAGCAGCAGGACAGCCTGGCGAAGGTTACACCAGAAAAGAGTATTATGAAACCCTCTTCCACGCTATCGTAGATGCAGGCACTCAGATATTCAAGAAAAGATACGTACAGCCAAACTGGATTATAGCTGGACCAGAAGACTGTGCAAGACTTGAAAAAGTTAACGGTTTCAGATTTATGGGTGACGTAGCCGGTGGAGACATCGTAAAAGGCGTGCACTTATATGGAACCATTCAGAATAAATACAAACTCTTCAGTGACCCTCTTTGCCCAGCAAATAAAATATACGTGGGTTACAAAGGCAACTCCTTCTTTGATGCTGGTTATGTGTATTGTCCTTACATCCCATTATACACCACACCAACTATCATAGACGTAGACTTCAAGCCAAGAAGAGCTATAATGACCAGATTCGGAAGAAAGTTAATAAGTAACGACTTCTATTCTTCTGTTACATTGACTTCCTAACCGGACAATAAAGGGGGAGAATCAACCCTCCCCCTTTTGGGTCAGTCTTCATCAGTATGCTTTAATGACTTACAAAAATTCTAACAGATAACTAAAGGAGGATAAGACAATGGCTGAGAAATTGTATAAAAATATAACAAACATAACACAGGGTGTTTACGGCAAACATGGCGACCAGATTATAGTAATACCTCAGGGTACTATAAAAATGGAAGAGGGTGTTATGAGGGGTAACACCCACGCATTTAGAGAAGTAACTTTTTCTCCAGAGGGTGTTCCTATGCAAGATTCTCTCATAAACACAGATGACCCGTATATAAAGAAAAGACCAAGAAGGTAACAAAGGTGGCGGGTTAAGCAGTAACGCGAAGGTCTGAAAAAGTCAGCTTAATGAATGGGGAGTGGAACAAGGGTGATTGAAACAAAGGCTGTTCTGGCCGTGGACATAAGAAAACACGCCGGGGGATTTACCGAAGAAGAAATCTCCACAAAAAGAATCGAAGACTTGATAGACAGAGGAGTCTTTGAGTTTTTTCGTGTACGACCACGTATTATTTACAGAGCCGTTCCCCTTGTGAAAGGCCAAGATGCCTACCCCGTGCCTTCAGATGTGTGGCACATCGAAGACGTTATTTTTAACCAGGACGCCAGCCAGGTTCCTTCGGTCTTAGGTTATGGTCAAGGGAGTTGGGGCTTCATGTCAGGAGTCCCCACTCTCTTTCCCATGAGCACGGGTACGGGAGGAGAATTCCGTACAAGTTCGGGATTTGACAGCACTTCTCTCATCACCCTCTGGTACCAAAAATTGGAGGCCATGTACGAAAAGTTTGGTTACGACTGGTATTATAGAGAAGGCGTCATATACATTCAACCCACCCCCGTCGATAGTGGGTATCTTCTCTACAAGGCTCATTTACAAGGTGACCTGGCTTTTATTCCTCAATTCTGGAAAGAAGTTTTCGTTCATTTTGTTGTGGGTTTTGTCTGTGAAGAAGTAGGTGCTTCACGAATGGCGAACCGAGTTACCAGCATACCAAACCCCGGAGGCAGTATATCTTTTGACAACGGACAAGCCCTCATGAACCGCGGTGAGAAATTACAAAAGGAATTTTACGAACAGACTGGGGCGAATGCCTCTAGTTTCTTAATAGGTTAAAAAATGTTCACAAGACTTTTATATCAATGGGAATTTAATCAAGTAAAAGAGAGAGTGTATGCCTGCTCTAAGATGCTCATGAAGCCTATCATCTTTATCGACGGAGCAGTTGAGGTGCCGATGAAGGCCGTTGTAGAGGACGCTCTCTCCACAAATATGGAAATGCAACTTGATTATCTAAAATTAAGTTTTCCCAAGTCCTACTTGGAGGAAATAGGGGTGAGAGCCTTTACGGCATTTGACCAGTTTAAATACCGTAATCTGGAAAACCTCCCATATAGACTGTTTAAAACAAGAGAAATGTATCCTAATGGTCAGACAATGGTTATAGGAGAGAACGGGCAAGAAATCACCGATTATTTGTTCTTAGCCTTGTATGTTCAGCAGACAGTTACCTAATAAGTGAGTGAAAGAGGTTAAAAGTATGCCGGGAGTAAAAACACAAATTGAGGGTCTGGAAGAGACAAAAGAGCTTCTTGAAAGTCTTGTCGAACTGGATATGAAAAAACCTTTTGAAAGAGTAAAAAATCAAATGATACTTCAGGCGAATAAGAGTTTTGAGACGGAGACTTCCCCCACAGGAAAACCGTGGGAACGTCCAAAGGCGAAAACAGTAAGAGAAAAAACTCGACTGGGTTTTCCCGACGCCCTTCTTCAAAGAACAGGAAGGCTGAAAAACTCAACCTCAGACACCTCAGCGTGGTCTGTGACTGAAGATACTTTGACTTTCGAACCGAAAGTTCTTTACGGGAAGTTTCATCAGGAGGGGACAAAGAACCTTCCAGCAAGGGAGTTCTTAGACGACTTGACTTGTAAACAGGATTTTGAAAATGAGATAAATAATTATGTAAACAGTGTCATAGAGAGGCGTAATTACTAGTGTTAAATGAAACAATAAGTGCCTTAAAAACTAAATTACTTACCGTTCCTGTGGCGAAAGTCCTGGAGTCCGAGCATCGAATAGCTATGGTGAGCAAAAATGACTACTTACAGGTTAAGTTTTCTCCCACAGACTTTCCTTTAATATTGTTAGACTTTATAAAAGGGGATATGAAGATTGCCGGGCTACAACCTGGCGTAAACAATCTAACCGTCTATTACGGATATTCCTTTCCGGGAAATATAATAGTTGTCGGGAGAGGTTCGAGTATTAAAGATGTCAGAGAATCAGTAAATAACCTGGTGTTTGGAAATGCCGGGGTTTACAAAACTCTTTTACCGCCCCCCTCTATCTCTGTTGGGGGTGTTTCCGTAAAAATGAAACTTGGTCAGGCTTACACGCAGGCACTAAACATGGACTTAACAGAAGTTGCTTACATAGCTGTTATTATTCCGTGCGAGATAGAATTTAACTTATAATAAACAAAAAGAAAGGAGAACTATCATGGCAACGACTTACGATTTTTTGGAAGTGACTCTCGGTGAATCCTACCTTAAGTTTGACGGAGAAACTCCGGGATACGCTGATGGAGTAGGAATAGAAGCTAAGATTGAGTATAAGACTTATGACTTTGGTGTACCCCTCAGAAGAATAGGGAAAGCAAAAATTAAATTGACCTTTAACGCAGACGCCTCTTTAAAAGAAATAAGACCTCTTAATCTTTTAATGTGTCTGGGCTTAAGTGAGGCAACTTTTCAGGACATTCTTGGGGCTACTCACACAGTTTCGAATGAAGCAAAAACTTTTTCAGCAGAAAACGGGGGGGACTTTAGAAACCGTCACTCTGGCTCACCCCGCACTGACGTCTACCCCTATAGTGGTCACAAACTCTGGAGGTACTGTGACTTACACAATAGGAGAAGATTACATAGTAGATACTCGAAAAGGAAGAATTTATCGGAATCCTGATGGAATAATCACCGCTGGTCAGGCTGTTCTGGTGGACTATGAATATAAAGAACTGAGTTACCAGCAGGTTAACTTTGCCCCGGACCTCTTGACTACAAGAGAAATAGACGTGAATATCTATCACAGAAAACCAACCACCGGGGAACTTATAGTCATAGACTGCTTTAAAATGAGAGCGGGCGAAACTTCGATGGCGTGGAACCCTCAGGACTGGGTATCACTCCCTATAAAACTTATGGGATTTTATATGCCCGAACGTCCTAACTATTCTTACGGTCGAATAATGTGGTACTTAAACTAATAGGAGGTGAGAGTAAATTATGATGCAACCCTTTGCAAATTATATGACCTTTAATAACATGAAACTCGGAATAGGTCCCCTTTTGATAAACGGACGTAATGTCGGATATTTAAACGGGACTGTAACAGTAGAGTGCGGGGTACAGACAAAAGTTGTAGAAGCTCTTGCCCCTATGGTTCAGATAGGTTCTATACCTATTCAGATTTATCACAGGATAAAAACACAGCTTATGCAAATTTCCCCACAGAACTATTGCGAAGCTCTCGGTGTAGCCCAGTCCTCTCTTCGCACCTGGGACGGTGTGACTGATGAGTATGACTATTACTGGGAAACAAGTCCAGCAAGTCAGCAGTTACTTCAGTTCTCAAATAGAGCGGGGAGCACCTTACAGTCAGTCAGGCTCGACCACACAAGGATAAAAACAGGAGTAGACGCTCTGGTAGTAGGAAAACCTACTTCCGGGTCAACTGGTCCTATTGCGACCCACTCTATAAACGCTGCAGGAACCGGGTATTCTGCTTCTGCTGTAGTAACTGTGACGAATGGGGCAAATGACGCTACTATCACCATCAACACTGTCGATACTGGCGGAGAAGTTCTTACTTACACAATACTTTCAGCCGGAACGGCCTGCACTGTAGCTACAGGAGTAGCCACGACTTATGCGGGGGCAGGCACAGGCTTTAGAATAAATATTCTTACTGTTGCGTCCTCAATAACGTTGGTGGAAGGGGTAGACTACCTGGTAGATAATCTTCTAGGTGAAGTCATAGCAATTCCAGGTGGGGCTATAACCGCAAACATGGAGGCTTACTTTAAATATAAGTGTGTTCCTCCGAAGAGTATTGAACTTGCTTTTGACCCCTTCGGTCTACTGCCAGCACAGAACGAGATAGATTACACAGCTCTGGACGTCAAAACCGGACAGGCTGTGAGAACATGGATGCCAAAAGCTGAAACTACGGTAGGTAACTTGACCATGAAAAATAATGACATATGGTTATACGACGTCACTATTGAAGCCGTTTTTGACTTCACGCCAGCCAATGTTAACTACCCACTTGGTTATACCAAGTTTGCTATAGATGCTTTGACCTAAGTAAGCGGGAAACACTAATGAACAGAGGAAATCTGAGTTATGGACAATATAGGGTGGGCAGGGATAGGTTATCTTCTCCGAGGAGAAGAAGTGGAAACCAGTATAGGACCTGTTTTGGTAAAAGAATTTACCTTTAAGCAGGATATGCTTTTTAAACTCCATTTTAGTCAGTCTCCCCCCATAACTCAGGTTTCTTTTATTTGTCCTTTTTTATCTGAAGAACACCTGAGAACCCTGGGTGAGGAAGACATAAATAAGATTCTGGCCGTTAAAGAAGAGGTTAATACTGTGGTAAAAATTCCCGAGCCTGAGGGTAAAACTTTTGAGAGTGACTTTGACGAGGGGGTTGACCACCTCTGCACCCGCTGGGGAAGGTCTGCTGTAGAAATTTCCGAGACTTACAGCGTTTCAGGAATTCTTTACTGGAATTACAAAGGAAACCAACG